TTTGCTACTTTGACAGGCGTTGAAACCCTGACAAACAAAACCATAACCTTTGCTGACAATACGCTAACCAATGTTGCAAGCCTTAATACTGCACAGACATTCACGGCTACTAAGACATTCTCAGGCTCATCATCTGCTACTGCCATTGTTTTAAACGATGCAGCAGAGGTGGCTACAGTATCAGCAACTGCTGCTACTGGCACGATTGCTTACGACATCACAACTCAGTCTGTTCTGTACTACACAAGTAACGCAAGTGCTAACTGGACAGTTAACTTCAGAGGCTCTAGCGGTACATCATTAAATACTTTGATGAGTACAGGTCAATCAATGACTGTGGCTTTCTTGGTGACTCAAGGCTCTACTGCTTACTACAACAACGTGGTTCAAGTTGATGGCACAACTTCTGGAGTCACTACAAGGTGGCTTGGTGGTGCGCCTACTGCGGGTAATGCTAGTGGCATTGATAGTTATCGTTATTTGATTATCAAAGTTTCGTCTGGTACATTTACAGTTCTTGCCTCTGTAACTCAGTTCAAAGCCTAATCATGTGTATCTGCAAAAAATGTAATGTTGACAAACCATTGGATGAATTCCAAATGGACAAGCGTAGAAATAAGCACTACGGCACTTGTCGGGTTTGTCGTGTTAAAGCGCAGAATGACAGAAGGCTTGCAAATATTGAGGAATATAGAAAAAAAACTCGTGAGTATTTGCGTGAATGGAGAGCTAAGAATCCTGAAAAACAAGCCGCCATCTGCAAAAAATATGACGAGAAAAACAGGGATAAGCGTAGTGCTTATGCTAAACAATATCGCAAAGACAATCCTGAGAAAGTCAAAGCATTGTTTGAATCATGGGCTAAAGCCAATCCTGAGAAAATTAAAGCGTATTCAGTAAAAGCTGGCAGGGCTTGGCATGAGCGTAATCCTAAGTATCTCAAGGAACACTACAAAGCCAACAAAGAGCGTTATGTTGCGGCTAGGGCAAGGCGTAGGGCGGCTCAGGACTCAGCCACACCCTCTTGGTTAACAGCCATTGATAAAGCCATGATTCAAGAGATGTACGATGTTTCTGAAGCAAGGTATATCCAAACTGGTATAAAACACCATGTTGACCATATTGTCCCAATTAACGGAAAAGGCGTAGCTGGTATGCACGTTCCTTGGAATTTACAAGTTATAACTGCTCAAGAGAATCTGAGCAAAGGCTGGAGGTTTTAATGCCATTACAAGCAACTTCTGGTGCGGCTAGTTACGATGCCTTTGGTGGTGGTGTTCCTGTTGTGCCAGCGTATATTGAGGAAGTGTTCAGCACTTACCTTTACACAGGCAATGGCTCTACACAAACCATTACAAATGGAATTGACTTATCTACTAAAGGTGGATTGTTGTGGGTGAAATCTCGTTCTTTAGCTACAGACCATACTTTGTACGACACAGCAAGAGGGGCAAGTAATTTTCTGTTTAGTAACGGAACATCTGGAAATCAGTCGCCATCAGAACTGTCATCGTTTAATACAAATGGATTTTCTTTATCCTACAGCTCTCTTATTGAAGAAACAAATAATTCAGGTGCAACATACGCCTCATGGAGTTTTAGAAAACAACCAAAGTTCTTCGACATTCAAACTTGGACAGGCACAGGTTCTAACAGGACAATCTCCCATTCCTTAGGTTCAGTCCCTGCTTGCATTTTAGTGAAGCGTACAGACACAAGTGGGGCATGGCAAGTTTACCATCGTTCATTAGCAAACACAGAATACCTTGTTTTAAACACTACAGCCATGAAAGCCACTGGTGCAACCAGATGGAATAGCACTACACCAACAAGCACAGTTTTTAGTCTTGGAACTGATGCAACTGTTAATGCTTCTGGTGGTACTTACGTGGCTTATATCTTTGCCCATGACGCAGGAGGCTTTGGTCTAACTGGTACAGACAATGTGATTTCGTGTGGGTCGTTTACTTCTGATGGAACTGGTTTAGCAACTGTTAATTTAGGCTATGAAGCGCAATGGGTTCTTGTTAAAAATACAACCAGTGTTGAAGATTGGCAAATGTATGATGTTATGCGTGGAATGTCATTTTCATCTGCATTTCAGTTAAATCCAAATTTGTCAGCGGCCGAATCAAACGTAGGAAGCAATACTGTACTTCCTACTTCAACTGGCTTTACTTTTAACGCATTTGCCGCCAGTCAAACTGGAATCTACATAGCCATTCGTAGAGGCCCAATGAAAGTGCCTACGAGTGGAACAAGTGTGTTTGGCTTGTCTGCTAGAACTGGTACTGGTGCAAATGCAACTGTTACTGGTGGTCAGACTGATGATGCTGTGCTAGTTAAGAATCGTGGTTCAGCGGTAGCGTCTTTATTTTCTTCAAGGCTTACAGGCACAGGTTACCTTGTAACATCATCTACTGCGGCAGAGGTGGCGGCAGGGACAACCATACTTCAAGCAAATCCGTGGGATGTGATGGATGGTGTCAAAGTTGGTACAACATCAACAATTACAAATGCAAGTGCAAATACATTTATAAATTATTTGTTTAAACGTGCGCCATCTTTTATGGATGTGGTAGCTTTTACTTCACCTACACCTGCTACAACAAATTTACGAGTAAATCACAACCTTACTGTTGCACCTGATTTGATTATTGCTAAATTAAGAAGTGGTGCTGATGATTGGTGGGTTTATGCTTCTACCTCTGCATTATCTACCGCAGGGCGTAGCAAATATCTTATATTAGAAAACACTAACGCTATTGGTTCTTCCACAGATTGTTGGGGAACATCAAACCCAACATCAACAGATTTTGGAGTTGATACAACTTTCTTTTTTGGTGCGGGAACGGTTGTTTCTTACCTATTTGCTACTTGTGCAGGTGTTTCCAAAGTAGGCTCATACACAGGCACAGCTACAACAAAGCAAGTTGATTGTGGATTTACTGGTGGTGCAAGGTTCGTTCTAATCAAGCGTACAGACTCAACTGGCGACTGGTATGTTTGGGACACAGCACGAGGAATTGTGAGTGGTAATGACCCATACCTCTTACTAAACAGTACAGCCGCTGAAGTAACAAGCACCGATTACATTGACACATACAGCGCAGGGTTTGAGATTAGTTCAACTGCGCCAGCCGCCATCAATGCAAGTGGTGGAACATTCATCTTTTTAGCAATTGCTTGAGGTAATTAAAATGCAAGTACGAATTCAATCAACTGGACAAGTCATGTACGAAAGTGAATTTCGTGCATACACAAAAGCCAATGGTGGCCCATCATGGGACATAACAACAACTGAAGTCTTAGAGGCTTTGGGTGCTGATGTAGTCTTTGAAGGCGCACAAGCAACTGGCGGTACTGTTTACCAATACTCTCAAGCCTCTGGTGTTGAGCAGATTGATGGTAAGTGGTACACCAAGTATGTGCTTGGCCCTGTCTTTACCGATACTACTGTCGATGGCGTAACTACTACAGCCCTTGAGCATGAGACTGCCTACAAAGCCGCTAAAGATGCTGAACAGGCTAAGAGTGTTCGTGCTACTAGAGACACTAAGTTATCAGCAACTGATTGGAGATTTCGTAGCGATATGACTCCATCACAAGCATGGAAAGACTACTGCCAAGCATTAAGAGATGTTCCTAATCAGACTGGCTTCCCTTGGACTATTACTTGGCCTGTTGCGCCTTAATGGAGAAAAATAATGGCTGTAACTAACGAACAAATCTTAGAGTTTTTAAAGACTCCTAATCTGACAGATGCTCAGATCGCTACTGCAATGCAGCAAAATGGAGTAACTCCTGCTCAGTTAGCTCAAGCTACTGGCGCTCCTGCACAAGAAGTTGCTGTTCGATTCGCCCAAGCAGTTGCTCCAACTGTTACAGACTATCAAGGCAAAGAATACGATAGTGGAACTGTTATTAAGTTAGCTCAACAGATTACTGCGGCTATTGACCCTAAAAATGTAAAGGGCGGTGTTTTTTCAACTTCTGGAGAGAGTGTCGGCTTCAACTATGATGAAGCCTCCAAAATCTTAGGAAAGCCTGCAACAGCGGCAGAGCAAGTTGTTTTGGACATGAGCCGTCATCTTATAAAAGAAGGTTATACCGATCTTAATGACGCAAACGCAACTGAAACAAATAGACGTTTTGGTTCTACCTTTACGGGTGGCGGTGGCACTATTTATGAACTCAAAAAGAATGCTGATGGCACTCCTGTTATTTCCACATGGAGTAAAGATACAAGTGATAAGAAAACCATTTTAAGTGGCTTGGCATTGGCGGCACTTGCTTTTGGTATTCCAGGCGTTACAGAGGGTTTGTTAAGTGCCGCACCTGCTGGTGCAACATTGGGTACAACAGCTATAACAGCCGCAGAAGCCGCAGGATTAGGCTTAACGGCAGCAGAGGCGGCTAGTTTAGGTTTATCGGCAACAGAATTTGCGGCAGCAACAGCGGGTACTGGATTGTTTAGTGGTGGTATTGGTACGGGTTTAGAGTTTGCTGGCTCTGGTGGTGCTTTTGATTTAGCTAATGCAGGAATTTCTAGTGGTACTGCAGGTTTTACGGCTGCAGAATTGGCGGCTATACAGGCTGGTACTGCTACTGGTGTGGGTGCAAGTGGTTTATTGACAAGTGGAGCTACTACAGGTGCTACTACAGGTGCTACGACAGGTGCAACTACTGGATTAACAACTGGTGCAACTACAGGGGCAACAACTGCGGCTACTACAGGTGCAACTACGGGTGCAACAACTGCCGCAACAACTGGTGCTTTAACTGGTGCTACGACTGCCGCAAATGTTGCCACAACTGCTGCCACTACAGGTCTTACCACAACTCAAGTTGCTGACTTGGTTAAAACAGGTTTAACAACGGCACAAATTGCTCAATTGTTTGCAGCAGGAGCAACTACTGCGGGTGGTCTATTACAACAACAGACTTCTAAAGAAGCGGCTCAAAAAGCGCAAGCAATGATTGATGCTGAGACTGCTGCGGCTAAACAATCTGCGGCATTTAGACCTATTGGAATGACTACTAGGTTTGGTACTTCACAGTTTGCAGTCGATCCTAAAACTGGTCAACTAACAAGTGCAGGATATACACTAAGCCCCGAAGCTAAGAATGCTCAAGACCGATTTATTACTTTGGCGGGTCAAGGTTTAACTCAAGCAGAAGCGGCACAACAACAATTTGCTCCTTTGCAAACAGGCGCACAGAACTTGTTTAACCTTGGCAATCAATATATTGCTCAAAGTCCTCAAGATGTTGCTCAAAACTATCTCAATCAACAGATGGCTTTGTTGCAACCAGGCAGAGAGACTGAATTAGCTAATCTGCAAAACAGACTCCAACAACAAGGTCGTGGTGGTTTAGCGGTTGCTCAAGGTGGCACTATGGGTGCTACTACTCCTGAACTACAGGCTTTGTATAACGCCAGAGCGCAACAAGAGGCTCAATTGGCGGCTAATGCTCAACAGTATGGTCAACAACAAGTTGCATTTGGTGCGGGACTATTAGGTACAGGCGCACAGACTATGGGTCAATACTATGGTGGTCAACAAGCCGCTTATGCACCTTATACGACTGCTTTGGGACAGGTTCAAGCCTTGGAACAACTTGGACAACAACCATTACAAATGGGTGCGGCTCTTGGTCAACAAGCGGCTACAGCAGGTGCTAATGTGGGTCGTTTAGGCTTATCGGGTGCTGAGTTTAGTACTCGATTGGCTACTGGCCCTGCGGCAACCACCAATCCTTATTCAACACTATTAGGTGGCGTAGGTTCTTCTAATACCTTTGGTCAGGTAGTAGGTGGGTTATTTGGTGGTGTGCCATCAACAACGGCTATGAGTGCGCCAGCGACAACATTTGGTGCTGGTAACTATTATGGCAACCAAGACCTTGGCTTATATTTGTAAGGAATCATCATGGCAGAAAATATCGTAGCGGGTTTGTTTGGGCTAACCCCTGAAATGTATGGTGAACAGCAACGCAGAAGTGCTTTGCAAGAAGGTATTACCCTTGCTCAACTAGACCCTGCGGCTCGTGGTGCGGCAATGACCTATGCGGGTGCTAGAGGGCTTGGTAATGCTATTGGCGGTGCTTTTGGAATAGAAGACCCACAACTAAAGATGATTAGTGCTAGAAACACTATTGCCCAACAAATAGACCAGACTGATCCTGAGTCAATCTTAAAAGGCGCACAGATGTTGGCGCAAATGGGCGATCAACAAGGTGCTATGGCTTTGGCTCAGTATGCTCGTCAAGCACAAAGTGAGATGGCTCAAGCACAACAAAGACGGGCAGCTGCAGCGGCTTCTATGGCTCAAGCAGGTCGTGAGCGAGTCCAAGCTGATCCATTCCAAAAATTAGTGGAATCAGGTAAATATACCCCTGCAAGTCTTGCAGAGTATCAAAGAACTGGACTGCCTGCAGATTTAGTTTTATACGAAAAGCCAGAAAAACCAACATCAGCAAACATTAAAGAAATTGGCGTTGCTGAAGCTACTAGAGAGCCTGTTTACTTAGATGTAAATAATGACCAACAGTTTATCTACAAGAAAGATG